AAAATTTGGTAGATACTTGAATAACCCATCTTGAACCATATACTTAATTAAGTTCTTGTAACTTCTACCTTCAATATCTAATTTTTCTGTAACAATTGATAGTATTTCTTCTTTGTCTTCATCCGTCAATAAAGGATTATCTAAATCAACAATTTGTTCGTTTACTTGGAAAAATTCTTTTTCAAAGATACCTGATTTTGTTTTACCTGTTAAAAGGTTTTTTAAAGTTTGATTGTCTTTTTGTTCTTTTAACAAATCTTCCGCTCTTGTTAAAATATCGTTATAAGAAATTTCTTTTTCAAGTATCTCCGGAAAAAATTTAACTAAAGTTTTTTCACCCAAAAGAGATATACCTTCAATGTTATCTGATTTATCGCCAGTTAATATTTTTAACGTCTTCACGTTATAGTGTGGGAACTCAAAGTCATCAAATTTAATCTTATCCCCGTGTTTAAACGTAGCTTTAACTGATGGTGAGTATACTGACACCTTTTCGGAAATAAGTTGTGTTAAGTCTCTGTCTGATGAAAAAATAAGTTTATCTTCATTTTCAGATACTTGGCAATAATAAGCAATTAAATCATCAGCTTCTCTACCACTAATCTCAAGTTGTCTAATATAGACTTCTTCAAGATATTGTTTGACACGATTTTTTTGTTTTAGGTAGGACATAAAGATTGCGTCCTCCATAGTTAATGTGCGATTTTGTTTGTATTTGGGATAAAGAATTCCACGTAAACTCGTGGAATCTTCACCATCCCATAATACTACTACCTTGTCAAAGTTTTGTTCGTTAATGAATTTACGAAGTGTATTCATAAAATGATACAACGCTCCAATGTGTTCTCCATTGTGGAAGTAATCCTTCACACCATGAAACCCAATTTTCATCAGATTGTTTCCGTCAACAAGTAGTGTTTTTTTCACGAACTAAAATTAAAATTGTTCGTTTGTAAAAGTTTCTTCAGTCTCGTCAAGAGTTATTTCACCTGTACCTGTAAGGATTGCGTTCCAATATTGTGAATACTCTTTCTTATATGTTTCAAGAGCATCTTTATCGTCAGCAATATATCCTTGAGCAGTTGCGATAATCTTACCATCTTTATACCCTAATCCATTGATATGGTTCTTTAGGACAGATATTTTTGTTCTGATAGCGTAAGATACCGTTCTACCATTTTTAGTGGCAGTAATGTGGTTAATACCAGCATTTTTCTGATTACCAAACAAGAATACAAGAGCCGATGCCAACCAAAGAGCTTCACCACCTTTTGCTTTAATTGTTGGTTGTCCAAATGGATTATCCGGTAATTCAACCCAAGGTTGATTAACTACCACCATTGTGTTTGTGTATGGATAATCTTCCTTACGAGATTTAGTAATACGAGCCTGAATACCCATACCAATCTTATCTGCCAATACAGATGCGTTATGTTGTTTACCACCTTTACCGTCAAATGTCATCTTACAAGGAACTGAACCAACTGAATCCCAAAGGAAACAAAGAGAATAAGGGATATTACCTTTTTCTTGTTCGTCTAATAGTTCGTTGATGTAATCGGTAACTTGTTCTATGTAGTCAAAATTATCATTAAAGATAAACTGACCGTCCCATTCACCATCAACCATTTTAGCTTCAAGACCAAGTTCTACTGCGTGGTCCCAACTCCATTTTTTCTCGGTGATAATAAAAACAGGCAAATGCCCCTTCTTCTGTACAGACACAGCGGCTTTGACAAGCGCGGTCGTTTTTGAAGAGTTCGAGTGACCCAAGAACATGTTGATGTTACCCAAAGCAGGACCAGGTAAACCGCAACTATTATGGAAAGCTTCACCGACCTCATAAAAGTCTGTTTCTTTATATTTTGTCTTGGTTGAATATTTGTCTTTGATTGCATCTAATGAAAATTCTTTTTTCTTTATTGCCATAAATGTCTATGATTTAATTTGTTTGTTGTTTAAAAATAGCAAAGGTTGGACACTTTGTGTATGTTAGTGTCCAACCTTTTATAAATTAGAATGGTAAATCACCATCTGGTTCTGCTTCTGCCTGTGGGTCAACATATGAACCACCGATAGTACCTTCGTCAGATGAACTATCACCATAAACGTATTTACCTAAATCAGATGACCATCTTGGTGTTTCTCCACGAGCAATCGCTTCCAAATACTCAACAGGTTTCTTAGAGTAAACATCCATCCACGTAAGTGGGTCTTCAGTCCAAGCCTTAGCCGTCTCAGCATCTGTGTGAACAGGTGATGGGTCGTCATGCATAACAGTCTGAATAACTGTGTAAGTAGCACCTTTTGGTGTCTTAGCCTTTGTTAGTTCTATAATAAGGTCACGTCCACTAACAGGGTCAGTGATATCACCTTTAGCCTTCCAAATCGGAATGATTTTGTCAAGGATACCTTCGTTCTTGTAATTGTGTTTAAAACGCCAAAACTTAACTCCGTCCGCTTCGTTATCACGGTCAACCACTTTAACGATATAGAATTTACGTGGCTTATATGCCTTTGCAAGTTCTTTATCAGACTCTTTACCTGTTGACATTAATTCGTCATGAATTTCAGTCAAAGGTGAACGCTCATTGTCGTTCTTTCCTGGGTCATAGATTTTATTCCATTTACCTTCAACTTGTACTTCGTGGTACCATACTTCTTTGAAGGGTGATGACCCGTCAGGTGTAGGTAGAATACGAAGACGTTTTTGTCCTGAGTTCTCATTTTGCATCAAGATTGCTGCAAAATATTTTTTCATTCTGTCTTCTTGAGACATTTTGTTTGCAGAGTTACCTCCACTTTTCGCTTTTTCATACTGTGCGAGTACAGCATCTAGGGAATTTGTCGCCATTTTGTGTGTATAATTTATTAGTTAATATTCAAGTATAAGTGTGTCAGCCGTAATAGTCAAATTTGAAATTTAGAATTTCAAAGGTTTGTATTGTGATTCTTCTCCAAAATCATTAAAAGTTGTTTTAATTTCAGAAGGTGTAAAATCTTCCACTTCATCTGTAGTTAAAACATATTCATTTTTTCCTGATTTTTCCATATCTTGTTCTTTATCTACAAAGAAATCGGATAGTTTTTGATTAAATGGTCCTGAGTCTAAACTTCTTAATTCAAGTTTTTCTTGTGGAGTTTTTTCTCTGTATTTTTCAATCTTAGCCTCAATATCATTTAATTTTGTAAAAATACTTTCCATATCTTTTAATTTACTTTCTAAACCATTTAACTGATTAAAAAGATTATTAAAGTATTCTTCTTGTTTTGTTTCAATATTTTGTTGTGACTTTACTAAATCAGTAATTTCCAATTCTTCAGTTCCTGTCTCTTCAGAACCTTCATCCCCAACTTTTTCAACATCAGGGTCATTTGCAACATCAACAGTTTGTGGTTGAGTTGGTGGAGGTGTAGTACCTGCATCAGGTGCCACTCCAGCATCAGGTGCTGGTGGTAAAGCTCCCGCATCAGGCGCCGCCAATGGGTCTTCGCCAGTTGCTGGAGGTAATCCCGTTTCTTGTTCTGTAATATAATTATTAATTTTATTATATTTTCTTAACTCTTCAATAATTGTTTCTGAAATTTCCATCTTACCCGTTTAATAGTTGTTTGAAACCTTGTGTTGTTTCTACGTTTATTTTTTTATTAGTATGAAGAGTGTTATTAACTCTTTCAATCAATCCATCTTTCATTCTGATTGTATAACAATCTCCTGTATCTAAATCACATACTTCTTTAAAACCATTTCCTTTATCTGTTTCAGTAATTCTTGTACTTTTTCCAAGATATCTGTCTAAAATTTCTTTTGTACTCATAGTGTTTTTGTTTATAAATATCTGTTAATTTTAAAATACTATTTTATCTAATAACTCTTGGTACTCAACTTTGTTATTTTCTTTATATTCTTTAAAAACAGTAGGATATTCTTTTACTTTATTATATGGAAAATATTCAATCCAAACTTTTGCAATTTGTTCTTTAAACTCTAGTTTTTGAGTATCACTTTTTTGTCTAAAATCAGTAATAGTTTGTTGGACAGTTATTGAGTCATTAAATATCCCTTTAAAATATTCACTATATCTTTTCTTTACAAATGTAACACAATCTACCTCATTTAAAAATACCGCATATGGTTTTGTTGTTTTATCACTTTGGGAAACACAAATAAAGTTTTGTAAAAATAAATCTTGTAAATCACCCTTATATGGTATATCTAAAGTGATGTCAGCAAAATTAAACCCAGCGGCGTTAAAAGAACCATTTTTTTCTTTATCAGTAACATATGAGGCAATTTTAAATATAAAATAAACTGTACAAAATTCAGTTGTTGTTACAGTATAACTAAAAATAGTATCGGTAATAAAACTAGGTGAATACGCAAGTATACTACTAGTGATTGGTGTGTAAGTTTGATAATCTTCAAATAATGTAGACGAACAAGTACTTACTCCAATAACCGTATCATTATTTTTAATACCATTAGTAATTTGATTATTAATGTTATTTTTATTTTGTCCTGTAGGAGTATTCGTTGCTATTCTATTTTGGTAATTTTTATTTAAAGTTTTTAATAACTCTGTCTTTAAAGTTTGAAACGTATTTCCAATTTTAGGTAACGTATATCTGTTTTGTCGAGTACCAGTGAATGTTGTTTTATATCCTTCCATATTAATAGTATGATTAACCTCAGTTATATAATACGAACCCGCAAATAATGGAACGTTTCGTAAGACAAAATACATCGTTGGTTGTATCATAGCATTACCAAACCCTTGGACAGTACATGAATAACTTCTATCTTTATAGATATTATATAAACTTACATTCTGATTGGATGAGTTAGTACCTGCAGTTTGATTTGCTAAATTATATT